GTAGTAAGTGTCATGATTCCCTGGTATAATATCCATAGTCATATTATTTTTTCTTAACTGATCAAGAAACACTCTCCTATTCTGTTTGAGCGCTTTAAAGTTTACAAACTTACGATGATCGTAGTAATCACCTAGATGTAATATTTGTTTTATACCACGCTTTTCACATTCCGGAAAAAATATGTTAGTATAAAAATCTTCTGCATTATCTAAGAATACTTCAGAAGAGTTTCTGATACCACAATGAGTATCACATAACAAAGCTATCTTCATTCCATAAACTCACTTAAATCTGAATCTGCTATTTTCACTTTACGTTTCTTTCTTTCTTTTTTTACGATCTCTTTAATCTCTTCGTCAGTACTTCTGACTCTTTGAATTCTATCTCTTAAAGTATCTACAAAATGTGTAGCAGTATCCGAAGCTGTTGCCTCTGAACCTGTATCGATAAAACTATCAATGCCTGATTTAGTTAGATATTTTAATTTTATTTCTTGCTGTTTCTTTTCTTTTGTTATTCTTCTTAAGAATGCATACCAAGTTATTTGTGTAAAGTATGCGAATGCATTTGGTTTACCAGTTCTCGTTGCGGCTTCAAGGTTGTAGTTACCTATAGCCTTCAAACAGTTTTCAACTGCATCCATTACCATTTCTTCTCTGTATGTGTATCTTATAAAGTTAGCTTTATGCGATAACCCTTCGGCTATCTTTAAAAAACATTGTGCAATATAGTCTGGTACTTTAGGGATTTTAGTTTCTTCTTTTCTAGCAGTGTCTACTTTTTCTACGTATTCAACAACTGCCGTAGAAAAATCTGAGTTATTAACATAATGTATACTTTTTTTTCTGGCCATTTTTTCACCTTTCATAGTATATTATACACCTATTTTACGTAAAAGTACATAGTTAATTTTATCTCTTAGAAATAAGAATAACAGTGTACAAATGCTAAAAAGTATGATAAAATAAAAGAGTGTATTGAGGAGAGAGGGAGTATACCCTAATGAAAAGTCTTGTTGCTTTTAGGTTTAAATTGAATTATCTTGCCACTATCAGAATCTGGAAACGGTTCAGGTTCCACCATTGCTCCATATTTTTTTTCTAAAAAATCATCAATCTCATCATCTGTAAGTTCTCTCATTGCTTCTTGTATTTCATCTAAATTGGCGTAAACTTTTTTTCTTTTATCTGACTTACTTAATTTTAAGTCATGATTAATAGCAGTCAGGCATGCCTTGTAATGTTTTAATATGCTTTTTGTAGGATTAGTTGTAACAATAACATGCGAAGAATTTAATGTTTGTAACGATTCTGGATCATCTTGAAAAGACATCCAAGGACGGAACGCAAAAAATCTATAGCCTCTTTGATAATCTTCTACGGCGATTGTTCTTAAAGCTTTCTTAACTAAAATGTCACCGACGTCGTCGCGCGTGTCCCATTCGACAACTTCGCAAACTATTTCTTCGTTGTTGGTTAACTTAAATTGTTTTATATTCATAAGCTGACTCTATAAGTTTTGTGATTAAATTTTTCTCTTCCATAAATTCTTAGTCTTTCATCTGCGTGAAGTATACCATAATTCTTTCTAGTCTTCCATGTAATGTCATCTACGATATCATATAGAGTCGTACTTCTGCCATCGTCTGTCTTTCTCAGTCCTCTACCTATACTTTGCAAAACTCTTATCTGCGATTTTGACGGAGAAGCAAACACAATATTATGTAGGTTCCTAATATTTATACCAGTGCTAAACGTTCCAAGTGATGCCACCGTAACAGAATCTTTTTGTTTTTCTACTATGGCTCTTATGGCTTCTCTGTCTGTGGCAGCAGTTTCTCCTGATACGAAAAAAATCTTGCGACCTTCTGTAATCTCATCTTTCATTAAGTTATAAAGAGGCTTGCCATGTTTTTCTACGTAATTATATAGAACTAACGTGTTACCTTTTAAATCCAGCGTCAAATTTTTTATAAAACTATTTCTTCTGTTATTTGTTACTATAAACTCTATTTCTTCTTGATAAGTTTTCTTTCCAAACTCTTTTCTAACTTTTTCATTGTGTTCTAAAACTATCCTTCTTATATTAAGTTTAGCAAGTGTGTCATTGTCTTGTAAGGCTCTCGTACTTGTTACACGGTATATCTTACCAAACAATCCTTGTAGTACTAACTCATGTGTTAACGCGCCGTCTAAAGTTCCTGTGGTACCGAACCTATACTCTGCCTCTGTACACTTATTCATTATAGTCGTTAAAGACTTTGATTTAAATCCATGGCACTCATCGCCAAAGACTGTACCAAACCTAGCAAACCATTCCCTTTGAAACCTGTGTATTGATTGCCAAGTACTAATTACAATTCTCTTCGAAGTATTCTTATCTTTGCCAGAGTAAATTTTATGGCAATTTTTTTCTACGTCATAACCGTAAGTTTTAAAATCATTATACATCTGTTCTACCAAAGATGTGGTAGGCACTATAATTAAAACGTCTTTATCAAACGATGTCAATAAGTATCTCATAAGCGTGTATATTATTAAAGACTTACCTGATCCAGTAGGAGAAAGTAATATCGCGCTCTTTCTTTGTATGCCGGTACACACTGCATCAAACTGATAATCTCTTATCTTAAACGGTAACTTTAAAGCTTCAATATACTTCATCATAAAGTCTGCGTTTATTTTATTTCCTTCGTTGGGGTTACCATAATCAGTTTCTTCTATGTCAATCTCATACTCGCGGCCTTCTGCAAAAGAAAGTATCTGTGGAAATAAACCTGCGGATATCTCACCAGTAATTTGATTATACAATCTTATTTTACCGTCCCACACTCTGTTGCGATACGCAGGCATGAACTTATAGCCCGGAACATAGAAAGAGAAGAACTCTCTTAACTCAGCTCCTACGCTTCTGTCGCATTCGACTTTAAGTACCGCGTGATTTAATTTCCTGACTCGAATTGTTTCCATCTGATTATGTTCGATATTGTTTGGTGTCGCCATTTTAAATTATCTATTATCTCTGTTAATGTGTCTATTACTGTTTTCCAATATTGTATTTTCTCTTCTGATTTTTGTATCTCTGGATCGCTATCATAATAATAATCCATCTCACCTTTTAATATTTTTAACCCGTCAAAAGGATCAGGTTCCCATCCTTTTTCTTTTACTGTGTCATGATCCATCTTACCGTTATAATACAACCATTTATCTTTCAATAATCTTTTTTGATCAAACTCAGCACGCTTTAACTCTAGCTTTGCGGTAGACCACAGCTGAATATATTTTGAATGTAGTATTGGTGTTTTACGAGAGGTATCGTCAAGCTGATAGTTATCAATTACACAGTCTTTTTGCCACATGTCGTGGACTTGTTTCAAGTCAATCATAATGTCTCCAATAATATATATTAACCAGTTACAGTTCCAGTAACGTCAAACGAGTCTGTAATTGCACCGGTTGTTGCATTAATCGTTTTAATATCAAAACTAGTAAATCTAAAAGAAGCGCCAAAGGTTAGAAATGATTCTGCACCACTTGTCGCTTGAAACTGTATGTCAGTTAAAGCAACAGGTATGCTGTCTCTGTACACTATCTGCGCTATCGCATTGTTTGAACTATTTAATATTGATAAAGTAATATCAGATTGCGAAGGCGGTCTTTGTGTAGCATTTTTAAATCTATCAAGAGCTGTTATATTATCACGATCTAAATTACGTCTCATCCAGTTATGCATTTCTGTATAAGACTTCATGTCTTCATCTAGAATAATGTTTGCCAACATTTCATTATATGTAAGCTTATCACCAATGAAAGGTATGGAAGCGATCTTTTTATATGATAAGTCGGCAGTGTTCATAATAACACCAGCGTGTGTAAAGTCTTGTACAAAAAACTCTAAGTTAGGATAATTTTTTCTATCTATAACTAACTTAAAACCCGTAGGTTGTAAATAGTTAAAGTTACTAGTTAGTGCCATTTTTACACCTACAATTTATTCCACCACAGCTACCTTTTATCGGTCTATTAAGCATGGACGCTAAT